GGAACGCCCGGCTCGTTCGGTGCTTTCGGTCTGCGGCTTGTTTTCAGATACGCCGTTTGCGGCGTTCTTGTTAGCTTCATCGTACACGGCAAAGAGCGCATCCACATCAAGCGGCAGATCCTTTGCGGCCACGCGCAAGCGGCCACCACCAAAGACAACCTCATTGGACTTGAAAGAGAACGTGCGGGTTTCGCCATCGGCCACAATACGGGCAACCACGTCAACCATGCCAGCAACCTTGTTAGCCACCTTGTCAGGCAGTCCAGCGGGCTTAATAGCCGTGATCTTATCGCCGCCCTTGCGGGTAATATCCTTGCTCATATCCTCATGGGAGATAAGCACGATGTTTTCATAGTCCAGCACCATAAGCCGCTTCATGGTGTTCAGGTACTCACCGCGCACCTTATCCCATGCCCGGAAAGAATCATCAGATTCATGGGTAATACCCATCTGCTGATACATATAGACCCGGCAAGATTCATAGGTATCTTCCAGCAGGTCAACAACGATGGTCTTAAAGGTGTTCTGCTTCTTTTCCAGTTCGGAAATGGTATCTTTGAACACTTCCCATGCAAGGGTGCGCTTTGTCATGCGCCCCTCGACCTTGACGTTATCGCGGATAGGGATATAAGGCGCGTCCACGTTCTCAACATTACCGTCCGTGTTGAGCATGAGCGGATCGGGAAAAGAGTTGGCAAAAGTGGTCTTGCCGCTGAACGGTGCGCCATAAATCCACAGCTTGCGCTTGTGAACCTGTTCGATGTTGCGGCGTTTGTTTTCGGGGAGAATCATAAAATCCCATCCTTTCTCGCAAAAATCTTGATACTCACAGAATCGGCACAAGTACGATTCTGTTTTCGTGAACTCTGTTGTTTCGTTCACCGTCTTTATCGCAAGCAGAAATTCAATTACTTTTGAATAATCGAACTCTACTTGAACCGTTTGAACATCAACCCCGGCAAGTTCGTCTTTCAACCGCTCCCGAAAATCAAGAAGCGTTTCACCTTTCTTTTGCCGAATCTGGACTTTAGGAACAAAGAACAGATACAGGTTTCTAATCTTCTTGCCGGGGTTGTTCCGCTCAAAGAAATATTTATAAAGGTGCAACTGATTAGATTTCTTGTAACTTTGAACATTGTTTGAATATTTGAAATCGTAGAGATCAAAATATTCAGTACCATCAACTTTGTTGATCGGCACAAGGTAATCAATGTAACCCACAAAGTCCTTGTCCATAATAGGGACTTCAAACGCACCACCGGGCGGAATTCCTGCCCTTGCCAGCGGGATAACGTGTTCCAGCTTGATAACCTCGTTAATGTGTTCATCCGTGATAATCGGATAGCTAGAACAGTATTTTTTTACCGCCGCTTCAAGGCTTTCTTCAATGCCCGTGTGTAAGGCTGTTCCCAAGATCAACGGGCTGTCTGCCTCATCCGGGGGCAGGGTGTTCAACCGCTGAAGATAGCGCATTTGGTACTTGAATGGGCATTTTTCAAAGCATTCAACACGGGAATGTGAGTATTGCACTGTATCACCCCCTCTAACAGATTTTTGAAGTCCTCGAATCCATCGGGGTAAAGGATCACCCCGATAGACCCGGCGTTGTTGATTTGGGAAACCATGAACTTTTGAAGCGGGGACGGCCTACCCGTTGGGGCTTTCAACTCCACGTCAAGGCTGATTGCATTAGCGACAAGGTGCAGATCAGGCAAGCCGGACTTAGAAAACCCGCCGCCCCAACGCTTTTCATAGTATCCAATAGGCGGAACGGGCATCCGATCAGCGGCACGGCCAAAAGGATAAATGCCTTGCTTTTCCAAATAACGCTCAAGGCGTTTTTCAAAAAGTTTTTCTTCTGCCATTGCATCACCCCAACAATAATTTGATAAGTGAATGAATTCCCCGCAAACGGTCATATCCAAGGATTTTCCCCGTTCCAGCCCAAAACTGAAACAGCTTATCATCTGACTTTCTTCTACAATGGAAATGCCCGCTTTGCTCATTTTTCAAGGTGAATTCAATGTTGTTCAACTCAAATTGCTTGATTGCGTAGTCAATCCGTTCAGAATTTTTTGCAACTCGTTCCTTATGCTTTTCCTTTGCATAAAGGTGATAGCCCCCGTCAAAGGATTCACCCGGATCGGATTCTCTGTCAGTCCTTGTCATCAGATCACCCCCTGTGAGCGAAGAACAGACACACGAACCAGCCTTGCAACAATCAGCCTACCATCTTTCAGCGTGTACAGCCTTGCGCTGTCAATGCCCTGTAATCTACGGGTTGCCGTCAGGTCTACCCAGTAGCTTTTACCGTTGTGTTCAACCTTGCAAAATCTGTGCCGCTTACTCCCAGTAGCACCGGGCGGGGACATTAAAATAACCTCCTCTTCCATTAGATCACCTACTCTTTCAGATAAGGAACACGTTTGTATTTGCACCAATAACCGCCGCGTTTCGCTCTGCTTACAGAAGATATGACCGAATTTTCATCTTTCAGCCCCAAAACCTTTGCAAGTTCTAAAGCCGAATCCGCCACAGCTAACGGCAATTCGTATTCATCTTTTGAAACTTCCATCCAAAGGAAACGCGGCGTTCTCTCACTCATTTCACTGTGATCTTGACGGACGCGGAAACATTGGTGATCTTGCTGTACTTCTCCACCACGCCCGGCATTGCTTTTTTCAGCTTTGCCGTATCAATGGTGGTGCGGGTAGTGGCCGGGATGTAAAGGAACTTGACTTCAGACGTTTCAAAGGACTTCACGCCGTAACTTTCCATGGTTTCACGCAACTTGTCGCGCATCGCCTTTTCCTGTTCCTCGATCTGCTTCTTCTGGACTGCAAGAGCGGCAATGCCGGAAATGATAGTTGCCGCGTTCTTCTGCATTTCAACAAGTGAAGTATCACTCTCAAACGCAAATTCGCAATTTTCCGAAAGTTCACTGCACACTTCAGAACAGCTTTCCCGCCGATCACATTCCAAACAACAGCACTTCTTACCGCAAGCCGTGGTGTTGTCCACAGCTTCTTTACAGAGTTTCATAGTTGCTTCATCCTTTCATATTGTTCAATTCACTTTGAATACGTTGAACAGATTTTGAATAGTTGGTTTCAAAAACGCCCTTGTCCCAAAGGGCTTTAGCCCCGCTCTCGCCCAAGTTATAAGCCATCAAGACTTTTTCCGGGGTTTCGTACTTCTCAAACAGCTTGCGAAGAATAAACATCCCGGCTCTTACATTCTCGTAGGGGTCAAGGTAGTTTGTTACGCCGATTTCATCTGTGATATAGCCGTGATTTACCTTGTTGATCTGCATCAAACCGTAATCATCGGTATTACTCACCGCATCCGGCTGATAGCCGCTTTCCTGCTGGATGATAGCCATAACAAAGGTGAAATCCATATTATAGCCTTTGGACAGGTAATAAATGAACTCTTGCACGTCCGAATCAAGGGGAACGTCCAGAGGAACAAAGAGGGTATCTTCACTCTCATAACTCACGGACATATCACCATCAAAAATCTTACCGTCTGCCACGCGGCCATAGATCAGGGTTTCGGTTTTGGGCTTGCTGGAATGGGAAACCGCGCCGATTGCAAACCCAACAATGGAGAAGATCAGGGCGATAATGACCCAAGAAGTGATAATGCGGTTAGCAATGGTGCGCCGCTTGATAGGCTTTGAACAATTCATCTGTATAATCCTTTCTCATCTTCAAAGCTTCTAAAATATCTTCTTCCACAGTTCCGGGGCATATCATTTGATAGTAGAAGCAAGGTTGAGTTTGTCCAATGCGGTGAATCCGCTTTTTAGACTGTTCAAAAAGTTCGCTTCTATCGGTCAGTGAAAAATAGATGATCTTATTGGCTTTTTGCAGATTCACGCCCATAGACCCGGCTTGATACTGAATGAACGTGATTGAATTTTCGTACTGATCGTAAGCGGTCAAATCGTTTTTCTCGCCGTTGATGATGGAACAAGGCCGCTCCATCTCCCCCGTGTAGGTGGTGAGGGCTTCTAACATCGTGTTCAATTCTTCATTGAAGTTGTAGAACACGATCAAACGATCTTCCGTTGAATGTACCAAATCCACGAACGCCGCCACGCGCTCACGGTTTAAGAAACTGCACATCATCCGGGCGTATATGCGTTTTGATAAGGTGGTATCTCCCACATATTCCCGCCCGTCAATGGTTATCACATCATCCCGCATGAACTTCTTGTAACATCCGGGTATTTTGGACGTTACAAAGATAAAGGACTGTTCGGGCAGGGTAAAAACATCTTCAGACTTCATAAAAACCGCCCCATGTTGGGCAAGTTTCGCTTTCAGCCTGTCCACATTTTTATAGCCTGTTACAACCTTTATCCGAAAGCCGCTCTGTGAATCTTCCATCCACTCTGTCGTTACATACTGCTTATAGAACAAGTCCTTGCTGATTCCCCATCCCAAAAGGTGCAGTTGTGACCAAAGTTTTTCATACTTTCCGGCTGTTGGCGTACCAGAAAGCAAAATCACATTGTCCGGGTGCAACCCTAAGACGAATTTAGAGCGTTTTGTGCCCTCATTCTGAATGATGGATGATTCATCAAGCATGAGCGTAAAGCCTGTTAAATGGGCTATTTCTGCCCGTCTGAACAGCAGATCATAGTTTATAACGCCGCAAACGGTAGGATCACCAGATTTCCGGGTTTTTACTTCTTTGAAGAAGCGTTCAAAATCCTTTTTGTCAGTCAGGTTATAAATTATCCAACAGTGATCCATTGCATAATTTTCTATCATGTGTTTTTCCCAGTCCTCAACTTTGGACTTTTGGCACACAATTAGATTCACGGGGCTGTTCAGTTCCCGCATCTTTTCCGATCCGACAAAGGTTTTTCCTAAGCCCATATCCAGATAGTAGGCAACGCGGCTATATTGCCGGGTTTCTTCTAAGGCGGTCTGTTGATGGGGGTAAAGTTCCACATTAGCACCCCCGCAAGGTCTTGTATTCGTCAAGCATGGCTTTCAGTTCCGGGTCTTTGCTTGCCAGCATTTCAAAGAGTGCCGTTTCCTGCAAGTCCCTAACCCTGTTGTTCATCATGCACTGAAGTTCGTTCATGCGCTTTGCCCGCTCCCGGCGTTCGTTCCATGCGGTGAAATCCACCTTGCAAACGATCTCTTTCAAACCGCCCGTGGGAATTCCATCGGGAATCTTAGACGCTGTACCCTCAACCGTGGCAAGCTGGAAACCGTTCTGCGTATCGACAACCACCACGTCACCGGGCTTGTATTCCTCATAGGCAAGGAACGTGTACAGCTTGCCCGTGCAAGTTTTAGAACTCACGTTAAACTGTACTTTAACGATCATGTACTCTTTCATAGCAGATACCCCCTTATTCCGCGTCAACGTCAATCCCGGTGATTTCCTTAAAGATCTCCGCATCGAAGTTCGGCAAGCTGAAAATGATGTTGCGATCATTGGCACTAAGCCCCGCCCACCATTTCCGGGCATTATCCGCCGTGGTACGCTCTTTCAAATAACCGCCCGTAGTTTCGGCTTCAGGGTGCGCCGCCTTTTCTTCATCGGTCATACTGTCGAACCAGACGTATTCAAGCGGGCAATCGTCAATCTGATTCAGCAGATAGCGGGCGCGGCAATTAAGCCAATGCTCAAGCGTCCAGTCAGTGGGCTTGTTGAACATATAAATTTTGGGCGATACCGTATTGAAACAGCCATTGGAAAAGGATGTTTTGTTCCAGTCGCCGGAGTTGCGGTTGCCGCTGTTGCGGTTGCCGCTGTTGCGGTTGCCGCTGTTCCAGTCGCCGCTGTTGCAGTCGCCGCTGTTCCAGTCGCCGCTGTTCCAGTCGCCGGAGTTGCGGTTGCCGCTGTTGCGGTTGCCGCTGTTCCAGTCGCCGCTGTTCCAGTCGCCGCTGTTCCAGTCGCCGCTGTTCCAGTCGCCGGAGTTGCGGTTGCCGCTGTTGCGGTTGCCGCTGTTGCAGTCGCCGCTGTTCCAGTCGCCGCTGTTGCAACGTCCAGTGCAAGCCTTTCCCGTGTTCACGATCTCAAGGACTTCAGCCCAAGGGATTTCCCGCACGATTTCCAGCTTGTTCGTTGCACACTTATCCTCGCCCTCTGCAACCGTACCGTGGGCGATCACTTCAGCAACGTGGTTATTCGGGTCAAAATCATAGTAACGGAAACAGTCTGCGGCATTTTTGCAGAAGTGCATACCCACATTGCAGACAGACGGGTTTACATCCTCTTCAAACGTGCCGGGGCAAGTATATTGCTTGTCCTTACACGTCCAATCAGGATTGAAAACCTTATAGCCTTTAATCATCGTCTTAGACCTCTTTCTTTTGTTTTTGATATGCTCAAGCCTTGCGGCTTCTTTCTTGTGATAACGGACTTCCAAGCGTCCGTAATACTTGCCGTTCATGCCGATACCTCAACGGCGGGAATCTGAATCCCGGTGCATTCGGTGAACTTAACAGAGGAAATGAAGTAACTCCAATGTTCCAGCTTCACGGCGTAACCCCACGGGAAAACCCCGTCCTGTAAGCCCCGGCGAACAAACCGGGGGGATTTCTTCATAAGTTTCGCCACAAGTTCAACGGGAAGATTGACAGTTGAATTGTATTGAACAGTTGCAACCGGGTCATACTCTTCAAAGTAGTTATCCTGTACGCCCAGAGAACGGGCAATTTCTTTCCGGCGTTCCTTAGACGGCTCATTTTTGCCGGAAACGTACTGACTGATAGAAGAACGCCCGATCCCGGTCAAGTCCGAAACCTTAGCCTGTGTAAGATCAAGTTCTTCCATCAAGCCTTTCAGCTTGCTTGCAAACGACATTTTTAGATCACTCCCATTCCACGCCGATATAATCAAGAATCCGACCCCAGCCGTATTTCTCACCGTTTTCATCGGTACATACGTTCTTCATCCAAAATTCCCACTCGCGGGGATTGTTTTCACGAAGAACATCAAAACGGTGCGGGCGGCTCTCAATGTGAATACCAAAGCCGCACATGGTACAGCCCGTGCGCTGTGCTTTGGTGGTGTACAACTGCCCGTTCTCGTTCATCGCGATTTCGCCATATTCGGCGGGAACGGGTACGTTCAGATCAAGGGCAAGGTGCAAAATATCTTGTCGGCTGAAAATTGCAAACGGTGCGGAACGGGTGGTAGTCTTACCGTAGTAATTGCACCCGTTCAGCTTGAGGGCTTTTTCACGTCTGCCGCCCTCGCTTGCCATAAGTCCCATGTACGGAACGCTGTTGTGTTCTTTCGCCCAGTCAGAACAAGGCTTCTCTTTGAGGTAGTAACAGCACCGATCAGATACTTTGAACGGTGCGGCCTTATATCCCAGTGCCGCGCCCTCTGGATCAGCACCGCCGAACAGTTCAAGCCACTTTTGCGGCAACTTCATGCGGGTACTTTTGCGAAAACCGCCATACTCGCCCGTTTCGCCTGTGATAATAGCGTGGCGAACTGTGGCGTTTTTTGGGGTGGGATTCTGCAAGAGGGCGATTTTTCCGGCCTTTTCTTTGGAAATGACAGGCCATCCGCATTCCTGCAAAATCTGTACTTTGTTCTTCAGCGGCTTTAGAAAGACGAACGCCGGGGCTTCCCCATCACCCATCCAGTCTTTGTATTCTGCGCTCATTTCTTGCGCAATCCGCTTGTGAACTTCTTGTACGCCGCGCCCCTCAAGGGAAGAACAGGAAATACAGGTCACGGGCAACCCGATACTTTCAAGGAAGTAATGCAGGGTGATGGAATCCAGACCACCAACGGAAAGATGAACATTCTTCCCATGCTCCCGCGCCCAGCTGTAAAAGGCTTCCGCCATCTCTTGCGCGTGGGCTATTTTCCTCTTGTAATCCCACTTCTGCATAGCGTTGAACCTCTCCACATTTGCAAGTGAGTTGTTCTCACGCATAATATCTTGAACAGTTTTCAAATCACTTCATCCTTTCGTTTGTATCTATTTAAGATACACTTGCGGTGAAAAAAATAGCAATCACCTTTTCATCCGTCAAGTTGTACCTTGCGCGAATCTTAGAAATTTCCCTTTGGGTGAACTCTGCCCCGTTGGTTTCGTTCATCTTAGAGGAAAGGGACTGCGGGGAGATACCCAACGCATTTGCAAGCGTAGAATTGGTATCATCGTGAAGAATCATTTCGCTTCTAAGTAACTTTTTATTCATACAATCAATCCTTTCTTTCAAAATTATGTACGGCACTTATGCAGGGGATTCACATTGTTACCCCTTACCAGTTTTGTATACTGTTGCCGGACAGATTCAATTTTCAAAGTGCTACCCACTCTGTATTTACACGGGCTTGTGACCGTCCACGGCTACATTAGGCAGGGGGATCACTCCCCCGAATGGCTCTTTCGTGCTTTCCAGTAAACCCGTTTGCTGTTCTCATTCATCATCTTTCGATACTCTTTAGAGATCAGCCCGACTTGACACAGCGCAAAGGTCATTCCACGAAAACGGAAAAATTCATGTTGCGCCTGTTCCGCGTCAAAGTCGTTCTTGTGGCACATCCAAACCAGTTGTTTAAGTTCCCCAACAATGATTTCTTTCGCTCTATCGTTCATGTTATTCATCCTCTTCAAATGCGCACCCACAATCACCGCAAATCACGTTGACTTCCTTTGTTGCCCGGATAATCAAACCGCACATCGGACAAACATATTTTCGGCTGGAATGTTTGGCTTTTGACAGACCGGGAATTTTCGGCAAGTGCTTTCTGTGAAGTTCAAACTTCTTGTCCTGCAAGCTGTCCACGAAAGCCCTTGCTTCCGCATCCAGCGTGGTTATCGTCCATCCATATTTAGGGTCTTTGCCAACGTCCAAACCGTGCCGTTCAGCCGCTTCCTTGAACTTCTTGTTGTGATATGTACCGTTCCGGCTTGTATCCTGTACGCCGATCTGAAGATTGTACAGATGAACCATTTCGTGAAGCAGAGTTTCCGCAACCTGTTCAAAGGGTCTTGCAAGATGTTCAGCACAGATGTTGATTTCATAGAAACCCTCATTCTGCATCGCGTCCAAATCCGCTTTGCTCATTTGGGAAATATCCGTTGTCTTGTTGTCCGGGTCAAGGTTGCTCCATGCTTTCCACGAAGTACACCACCCATACGCGCCCTTTGTCGTGTCCGGGCTTACTGTGATAACCGGGGTTTGAAGTTCGCTGTTGTAAAACTTCTGATTGAAACTTGAAAATAAACTTTCAAGTTTCTCAATGACAGGCTTTAGGCTCGTTGCGCTCATTCTCGCTTCATCCTTTCATGTATCTTGTGAGGATACATTGAGTATAGCACGCTCTTTGTATCTTGTCAATAGAATATGAGCGTTTTTTAGATACAAATTCAAAAATAATTGATTAAATTGTAAAAATGTGTTACAATCAAGATACAGTCAGGGGGTGAATAAAAAATGACAATGGGCGAATACATAAAGCAACTTAGAACATCTCACGGATTTTCCCAAGAAGAATTAGGAAAGATGGTAGGTGTCAACCGGGCGGCTGTGAATAAGTGGGAGTGCGGAAGAGTGGAAAACATCAAGCGATCCACTATTGAACAGCTCGCAAAAATTTTGGGCGTATCTCCCGCCGATCTAATGTGTTGGAATGATGATTCCAACACATCCTCCAAGCAGTCCGCTATATATGATGATGTGAAAGAAGTATTTGGTGATCCAGCTTGTGAAATGCTGAAAAAGTTCTCAAGGCTTGACAGCGTAGATCAAGGAAAACTCATTGAACGTACCGATATGTTGCTTGAAAATGAAAAGTATTCTGTCAAAGAATCGTGCGGATAGAGGACAACTTGTTCTTTGTCAAGTTCTAGTTACACTTGTTACACGCCGTACATTTTTAAGATTTCAAAGCGTACAGCAAAAATTTATTTAGGAATCGTTAATTATTTTATATTGTCACGTTTGTTACATTGTGGTTTGCGTTCTATATATTAGGCTTGTTGGTGTTGCATCATTATACGGTAACGCAACATATAAGAAATAATATATAATAGTAAAGATAGCCTGTGTAACTGTTATTCGTAACGACAAGAACACAAAGAAAGGACGGCATATCAATGAAAAACATGGTTACAAGCGGTGATTATGCAGGAAGCCTTGTTGTTGGCGGCGGTATCGCTAATACTGCAATTTCGTTAGGGCTTATTAAAAAATTACCACTAAACAGCACCACGGTTGAAAGCTATGAGGTTTTGGGCGGAACTGCTGGAGCGATAATGAAAGGCGGGTATCAAGTGAAAATTATCTTCAAAGATGGAAAGAAAAGCCTTTTGGATATTGACGAATCCAAATATAAAGCTATTATTCAGGCTTGCTTCTAAAAACAAAAAATCCCCTGCCAGTGCGGTAACACCAGCAGGGGAAACGACCAAAAATCAAGGATGAAGTGATTTCGGCGGTCATATTGATTATACCGCCGAACTGTGCAAAATGCAAGGAACAGGCGGTGATTTCTGTGAAAAATCCGAATCGGTACGGGTCAGTTACTAGGCTTTCCGGGAACAGGCGGAAACCGTGGGTTGTCCGTGAGGGCAAATCTGGACAGCAAAAACCCATAGGCTACACGGCCACGCGGGAAGATGGTCTAATCTTGCTTGCAAAGTTCAACGCTACCCCGTGGGACATTGAAGCGGACAAGATCACACTGGATGAACTTTATAAGCTATGGCTTGATAAGCGGGCTTGCAAATTGGGTGAAGCTAACCGGGCATCCCTCAAATCAGCCTATAACCATTGCGCCAAATTGGGCGGGCTGAAATACAATCAGATCAAGTCTTACCAGATGCAGGATTGTATAGACGGGTGCGGTAAAGGATACTCAACCCAAGGCGCAATAAAGAACCTGTGGGGGCATCTTGACCGCTTTGCAATGGAACTTGACATAATCCAAAAGCAGTGTTCCGATTTGCTTACGTCCGCACCCATCCCAGAAACCACAAAGCAGATTTTCACAGATGATGAAGTACAACGGCTTTGGGACAACCAAACCTTAGAGTGGGCGGATTCTGTGCTGTTCTTTCTGTATACGGGTTTCCGTATCTCTGAAATGATCGGGCTGAAAACGGCAAATATCGACCTCAACGCCGGAACGATGATCGGGGGCGTGAAAACGGCGGCGGGTAAAAACCGCCTTGTTCCCATTCATTCAAAGATTCAAACCATTGTTCAACGCCGTTTTGAACAGTCGAAAAGCGGTTATCTCTTTGAGTATAACGGGAAGAAGCTGAACGAAAGCCAATACCGGGATGTTTGGAATGAACTAATGAATACGCTGAACATGGATCACACCCCGCATGAGTGCCGCCATACATTCCGTTCCCGCCTTGATTCTGCCGGGGCGAACAAGGTTTGTATAGATCGTCTTATGGGGCATAAATCAAAGGGAACGGGTGAGCGCGTATACACCCATAAGAACATTGAAGAACTGCGCTTGAACATTGAACTAATAACAAATTAGTAACAGAAAAGGCGGGAAACGCCGTTAATACGACATTTCCCGCCAGTTTTGCTTTTATTGTACCACAGCGGGCGGGGTTTGTCACAAAAAGGCGAAAAAAAGCCCCGGGGAGCGGGGTGCTCCTCGGGGCGGGGTGGGGTTCAGTTCTACGGGGTGGTGTTGGTCAGCTCAAAGCCGATGGCAACATAGGTCTTGCCGCCGATGGTCCATGCGCCGACCCCCAGCGCGGTAAGCTCCAGCGTTATGCCGTTTTTCTTTGCGTTGGCAATCTCCTCGTTCACGGTGCGGAGCAGAGCTCGAACATTGGTAGAGTTCGCTTTGATGGCTGCGGTTTTGGCGGCCTCGTAGAAAAGCGGCACATAACCTTTTCCGGTGTCTTTTTTCAGTTCCCAGCAAAGCATCACCTGCCGCACCACGGTCTTTCCGTCGCCCTTTGTTTTCCAGAGCGTCTCACCGGTCAGGCTGTCTGCGCCATGTTTCTCCTCGATGTGCTCGATGGCCAGCCTCTTGATGTCGGCATCGTTTTCAAAGCTCGTCCCGAATGTATTATTCAGCGCGTCAAGATAGGCGCTTTCCACCTTGGGATCAAACTCGGGGTTGCCGGGGTCGCTGCTGTCGCTGCAGGCGGTGAACAGTGCCAGTGCCATGATACCGGCCAGCAGAACAGCCGCAAGACGCTTTAACTTTTTCAT